CGGTCATCCGCTGCACTTCAAGATCCCCGGGACGGTAGAGGGAGGTGGATAGGCAGTCCGTTGGCAGATCCCTTCCGAGCTGATAGGCCGGCTCGCTCCACCCGGTGTCGGTCGCCGCCGGCCGTACGGCCCCGTGCCCGTACCATTCGATCGTCGCCTTCGGGAAGTAGGACCGGGCCGCGTCGTAGAGCATCCGGCGGTACGGCAGCATTGGCTCTGCGGTCGGGAAAAGGTCGTACCGCTCATCGTCGAAAGACACGGCCCGCACATCCACGCCGGTTTTGACGATCGCATCGCACCACTGGCAAAACCGCCGGATCTCTTCGTACATCTCCAGCGGGGCGCCGGTTGGTACCAGGTTCTTGCTCCAGGGGCTGAACTGTACCAGCAGCGGAATGCTCAGCTCCTTGCACAGATCCACCGTCCGCTTCAGCATGGCGTCATTGAGGTGCTGGATCTGCACCGCCGCCCCGCCGCAGATCCGCAGCACGTGGCGCAGATCGTCATCCGGAGCCGCCAGCCAACTGTACGGCAGCCCCCACGGGTAATGCTGCTTCCGCAGCGGCTTGAGGTCCGCCAGGATCATCTCAATACTCCGCCCCGACCGTCACCACCGGATCCGTTGCCTGATACTTGCGGGCCTTCAGGTTCCGGAACTTCCAGCCCCAGCGCACGCCATCCGGGATGTTGTAATTCGTCGTGCCCACACGAATGGACCGAACCCCCGTCACGCCGTTCGCGGCGTCATAACTCTTGAGCCAAGCCCGCACGCCGGGCACCGAGTCCCCCACGCCCCCCGTGTGCATGCTGCTGGTGCCGTCGCCGTAGTTCACGAGGTTGAGCGTCTTCCAGCCCACCGTCCGCTTGTAGTTGATCTGTGCCCCGTGCCCGGCTTCGGTCCATACCGCTGCGTAGTTTGCCGACGCGCGATTGCTGGCCATGTAGTAGGTGACGTAACTTGAGGTGAAATTGGGAGCGAATCCCACCCGGGCCTCATACTCCTGCCCTTCCGTGGCCCCGAGGTTCGCCGTATCGCCCACGCGCAGCCAAGCGGCGCACGGGAGCGTGTACAGGCTGCTGACTCCAGCCTGATCGCCCCAGAAGTCGTAGATATCGACTTCGCACACCAGATTGCCGGACGCCCCCGGCAGGGCCACGAAGTTATCCGGCCGCGTCTTGGCCGCAGAGATCTCATACGGTGTGTAGCGGCGCCCCTGATAGATCGTCAGGCCGTCCGTTCCCGGTACCAGATCGGCCGTGCTCGACACGACAAACGTCGGTTCGTTGCCGTCGATCGTGGCCAGCATCCGGGACCATGTGCCCTCCGTGTACGCCATGCGCCAAGCCGAGGGGCTCCACTGCGAATGATTGCGGCACGAATACCACACCCGCATCTTGTCGTTGGTCGTGTCCACCGTGAATGTTGAACGGTACAACTGTCCGTCGTCGAACTTCCCCAGCGGGGCAACCAACATGGAGAAGCCAGGAGAATTCGTCCAGTTGACCCGATCGGAGCTCTTGGCCAGAGACAGGCCGTGCTCGCCGGAAAACAGGAGCCCGTAGTAGGTGCCGCCAATCAGGTTGACGTCCAGATGCCAGCAGGTACTCATCGACCCGCCGTTGAAGCTCTCAAACGTCATGTCGCAGGGGCTCATCGCCCCCCACGTGTACCCGTCTGCCGACTCCTGCACGTACACGCTGTAGGGGGAGGGGCTCGGAATGACCGTCCACATGTACCAGTGCGTGGCGTCTACCCGCACGATGGACGGACTCAGGCCGCGGATCGTCTGCATCTGGGCCAGCGTCTGCGGCACCGGGTTCCACTCGTACGTCGTGTAGGGCGTGGCGCCGCCGCCCGTGCCCGTCCACGTCACCCCGTCCGCGCTCTCCAGCATCAGCACGCGCGAGTAGGTGTAGGTGCTCGTATCCTCTTTCAGCCAGTAACACCGCAGCTTGTTCGAATCCGGGTCGTACACGAGATCGGGATCCGCCTGCGTGCGGTTCGCCTCCGCCGGCCAGATCGGGTTCGTCAGGCCCGCCGGCACATTCCAGTTCAGCCCGTCGCCGCTGACGACAATGGAGGGATTTTCAAGCTGGCTGTTCGTCGCCGTGTAGGGCGCGTACGCCATCCAGTAACGGGCGCCGTTCCACGGGGCGCCGCCGAAGTCGATGATCGACGGATGCACCACTTCGTTGCCGCCGTCATAGGTCGGCGTGTACGTGGGCGTCACCGCATTACGCAGCGTCGGGCCAACATCCAGCCCCTGCAGGGAGGCGAAGCGCTCGAACGTGGCAGCCCCGTTCGTTCCCGGCCCTGCCGTCAGGCTGCCGTATTTCATGTTCACGGTGTGCGTGAGGTCCGGCACCTTCACCCACACCACCGCATCCTCTGTCGTGGCGTTCCACGACTCGATCCAGTAGGGCAGCGGCGTGGCCCCGTCGAAGAAGCGGATATCGTCGCCGTTCACGTTGGCGTGCCCGAAATCCATGTTCGTATCATCGAGCACGATCTTTGTCTGATGGTTGGTGTACGTCTGCGTGAAGGTGATGTCCCGCGTGTAGTCCCAGCTCTGCGCCCACGCGCCCCGGCCGACCTCCATCCACGTGTAGCCGAGATTCTTCAGGCTCAGCACGGCCATCTGATCCTTGGTGACGGTCAGATCGGCGCTCAGGGTGATATTACTGCCCTGCGTAACGGTGTAGTCCGCGAGGTTGTCCCCGCGCACGTAGACCGTGAGCACGTCCCCGAACATGCCGGATCCGCGGATCGAGAGGATCGTATTCCGCGTCAGCGTCACCCGGGCCGTTGCCCCACCAGACAGGTTGATGGTGGTTTCAGGATCGACCGCCCGAATCTCCGCCAGCCGCCACGGAGACGGCGGGCGGTTGGCGTACCCGGGCTGTGCCGAGGCGGGCGCCGCCAGAAAAATGGCTGCCAGAAGGATGAGCAGTTTCCGCATGATTACTCCCAGCCCTTGACGATGAAATCGTCACCGTAGGTAACGGCCACGTCCGAATAGATTGCGTACTTACGCACGAAAATGTCACCGGCGATCATGCCGGGGAGCTGCGCCTGCTGGCCGGGCGTGACGATGAAATCCCAATCGGTCAGGCCGGCGGTGTCGGAATTCACCTTGATGTACAGGGTGGCGCCGCTGTTCGGGTTGTTCCCGATGAACGTCATCCCCTGCGGGGCGACCCACTGGTAGACTTCGAGGCCCCCGGCGCCGATCGCCGCCGCCCCCGTTGCCGCGGTCGGGGCCAACGTGGTTCCCATGCCGTATTCGCGCATCTCAGAATCTCCTAGATCTTGACGCCGTTGTAATAGAAGTCGGGGATCTCATCCTCATCGTCCTGCAGCTTCCGGTCCCGCTCGATCAGCGAGCCGAAGTATTCCGGGGCCGTCGCGTGCACGTCATCCGCGATCGACGCCTGCAGCCGTTCGAGAAACTTCGTGTAGTGCAGCCCCCGCTCCCCGTTCCTCCGCTCTTCCGCAATGGATAGACAGCTTTCCAGAACGGTTTCCACGTGCTCCACCAGCCCCGGAGGCCAGGGCTGCGTCGTCGTGTACGCGTCCGGCTGGACGCTGTAGCGGTAGGCCAGCGCGTACGTCGTATCGGGATTGGGGTAGAACTCCGCCCGGTACCGCTGTGGGGATCCGGGAGGCCCGCCGGCGGAGACGATCGCCACGAACCGCGGACGCAGGGACAGGGCCGTACGCTGCCGGTAGTCGAGAATGGTGGAGATCGGCACCGTCTCCACGCGGATGGTGCTCTCCTCCGACCCGAAATACATCGAGCCGATCAGCCCGCCGAACGAGGCCGGCAGCACGTAGGAGTTGACCCCTGCCACCAGATTCAGAGTCGCCGTCGCCTTCGCAAAGGACCAGCGATAGCGGGATGCCTGCCCGGGGAGCAGCGGCGGATTCCAGAACTGCCGGAGCCCGGCGCGGGCCAGACGCAGCACGTCGGCCACGTGGACCGGATCCGAGGGCGCCGCCGTGTACCCCAGGAAGATCCCCAGCTCTTCCTGAATGTACGCGAAGTGCTCGCTGGCCGTTCCGATCGGCGTCGGATTGTTGAGCAGCAGAGGAACCATCGGAGCCCCCGTTTACCGGTAGAGCACATTCAGCGCCACATCCGCCGCGGTGATGGCGGTGTTGTCGTTGTCCGCCTGCCCCGTCACCATGCAGATGCCGATGCCGGCCGTGAACTGGATCCCCGAGGGGATCTGAATGTTCGTGAACGCACTGTTCGCCGGCAGCCCGATCGTCAGCTTCGGCACGTCCGTGCCCGGCACCGGCGCCGTCGCCTTGTCGAAGAATTTCAGATACACCACCGCCGCTTTGGCGTTCAGGGCCATGATCCCGTACACCTGCCCGGCGCTGGCCTTCACCACCTGCGCATTGTTCGATCCCGCGGCCAGCAGCCGGTAGGTATCGAGCCCGCCCGACGTCTTCGGGGCAATGTGCACCGGAAGGCCATCGCTGGCCTGCGCGTCGGAGAAGGCGCCATCCACGCCGTGGCCAACCTTCACCCGCTGGTAGTGCACGCTCGCGACTTCATCCGTGGCAAGCGTCTGCCCGCCGGTCCCCGGATTCAGCGTCAGATTGTCCGCCATGTTTGCCACTCCTCATCGGGGTGATGCGCTTCAGGCGAACCACCCGCATTTTGCTGTTGTCCAGGAAGCGGACCCGCCCGGTCGTCGGGGTCAGGATCCCCAGCATCGCCGCCGGCCGGTACCGCCCGCCCATCCACACCAGAACCCGCTGGCCGATCACGCACTGATTGCGGATCGGGGCGTGAGTCGCGGGCGGCTGTTTCTGTTTCTTCCGCTGCACCCGCACCCGCTGCCAGCAGAACAAAATCAGGGCGAGTTGTGCATCCTGCAGCTCGCCCCCGCCGGCACGCCCCCAGGTGGCCACGAACGCGTCATGCCATTCGCGGAGATCCCGCGGGAACTTATGGCCTGCCGGCCAGCCCGTCGCGCGTCTGTACCACTGCTCATCGCGCTCTGTCACTGCGGACCTCCTCTCGGGAGGGGCGGGAGCCGAGGCTGGCCCGCCCCACCCGCTGGAGGACGGATCAATTAGTCACCGACGGTCAGGCGCTGGAACGTCTGAACCCAATCGATGTCCATATTCTTCGCGACCGCCTCTCCGGTCTTGATGCCGAAGCAGGGGGCCATGATCACCACGGGGAACGTGGCCGGCGTCGTGATCCCGGCGCCGAAGAGGATGGTCTGCACATCCGCCGTCTGCGGGATGTTCGCGGGCACGCCGTTGACGAAGTAGCGAAGCCCTTCGTCATCCAGGCGGATGCCCAGCTTCACCCACGAAGCGGCAACGATGGTGTGCGCACCTTGCTTTACCACCTTTTTTGTCTGCCCGGTCGCCTGATAGATCGCATCCAGGCGGGTGGGGGAGGCCGTCAGGCAGTGGAAGCCGATGCCGTCCATCGTGGCGACCGGGGCGCCGGTGTTGTCCGCCAGGAGCTCCGCCGCCGCAGTGGCGCACTTGAGCAGCCCGACGAACACGCCCTGATCCGCGACCTGATTGAAGCGGACGCGCGCCTCGAACCAGATCGACTTCGTGGCAGCCGGCTTGAGGAAGCCGGACACGTTGTTGCCCTGAATCAGGTACGCTTCATCGTTGTCCGCACCGGTGGCGCCGATGCGGATGACGCCCGTCTGCTCCGCGGCCTGCGTGGCCACGGTGATCGGGTTCGTGCCGACGCTCTTCCACCCCACCGTGTCCGCCACGTAGCTCATGAACTGGTCACGGTAGGACAGGCCGATGCGCGGATCTTCCTGCGCAACGGTCCACGGGCAGCCCCGCCACACGGACGGGCTCGGACCGTTATCCGTGTTGGGCTGGTTTGCGTATTTCACATCGTGCATGACTAACTCTCCTTCGAGAGACTCGGAAGCATTTCAGAACTCAGATCCGCCATCAGACTCCGCGGTCAATTACGCCTTGTAGAGGATCCACTGCCGGCGGAGATCGCTGCAGACGAGATTCCACGTCAGGTCGATAAACGACTGGTACGTGGTGTGCATGCCCGGAACCTTGTCCGGACCCTCTTCCGCGAGGTACTCGCCTTCGAGGAACACGGGCTCCAGGAAGCGCCAGTTGATCCCGATGACGGGATCATCGGTCCGGCGATCCAGGTAGGGCACGTACACGATCGGCGTCCGGCGGAAGATCGCCTGCCCCTCCATGGCCGCGACGTCCGGCCCCAGGTTGTCGTTCTGATCCTGCAGGCGCTCCTCGATCTGCGCGAGACAGGAGTAGTTGGTGTAGTAGCCGTAGCGGCCTTCGCCGCCCCGCGGCACCTTCACCGGGGGAATGAACTTGGTCATCGTCGCCGCCTTCTTCATCTTCCGAATCAGGTCGGCGCGACTGACCACGGCGTACGTGCCGGACCAGTTGGCCCAACGCGGCTGCGTCGTGCTGGAGAGGCCACCGCGGGCTCCTGCAGTCGGATCGCCTCCGTTGAAGCCTTCGGTTGCATTGGTTTGCAACCAGTACGTGATGCCGTGCGGCGTCACGTCGTCGGCGGAATCGGCCGGGCCACCCCAGCCGTTTTCCTCCATCTTCTCCGCGAGCGAGATCATGCACTTCTTGCGCTCGCCATCGACCAGATCGACGATCCGGGCAGGCTCCCGGTTCATCTTCATGACGCGACGCTCGACCGCCCAGGACGCGGTGGTGTGGCGCCACGGCACCGTGATGCTCGTGTAGCCGTCGGCCACGTCGATTCGGTCCTTGGTGTAGAGCCCGACGTTGCGTGCGGAGTGGTTGTGGTCAAGAAGGATATTCTTCTTGATCCCGATGCCGGACTGGAAACCGACCTTTTCCTTCTTGAGGATCTTCGGCAGGAAGATCATTTCCTGCAGATCGGTCGTGAGATCCGTCCATTTCAGTTCATCCAGATCGTTGAGCGTAGTCGCTACCAGATCCAGATAATTGTCGGCTTGGATTGCCATAACGCATTACTCCATCGTTCTGCCAGCCGGGAGATCCGATCAGAATCGGCCTTCCCGCATCTTCGCGGCCACAGAAGCGATCGCTTTCTGCTTTCCCTTCGGGGCCTGCGAGGATCGGCTTGTCGGAGGCCGGCTCACGCCAGCCTTCGCCGCCTTGCGGTCAAGCGTTTTCCCGATCTCCCGCTGAGTCATTTCCTTGATTTTGGGTCCGAGGACGCTGTACAGGGCGGCTTCGGCCAAGTCATCGAAATCCGGCATCGGCTGGCCGCGTTCGGCATACTGCTTCGCGATCGCGTCCATCCGCTCCAGGACGTCATTCCGGGCTTTCGATTCCGGGCTTTCGACGTTGACCATCGCCGCCGTCTTCCCCTTCCCCAGGGGCTCCCGCATCGCTTCGGGGAGCTTCTGCATCCACCCGTCGAAGCGATCGAAGATGTTGGCCACCGTCCGCTGGTGCTCCACCTGATAGAGTTGATCCACGCGGCTGGGCAGCTCGCCCAGGCGCTCCGCGACCAACTGATCGACCCGCTTGTCGATGTAGGTCTGGACCGAGTTTTTGAACTCGCCCATCTTGCCCTTCCACTCCGGATCCCAATCCCCCTCATCGAAGGGGTTCGTGATCTGGAGTTGCTCTCCAGGCGGGTTGTCAGTCGGGGCCGCGGCCGGCGGCTTCGGCTGGCCAGGAGTCGGCTTCGCCGGCGGCTTCGCATCGTCAAGCTTGGCAGCTTGGCGGGACTCGAAGGCCGACAGGGCCAGCTCCAGGGAATCCGGATCCTTGAACTTGGAGGCCCATTCACGACCCAGGCCAAGCTCAATCGCTTTGGCGATCAGCGGGGCTCGCGCGTCCCGTTCCGGTGCCGGGGCGCTCGCCTTCCCGTCGTCGTCTTCTGCCTCCGTGTCTGTACCGGACTCGGGGGCGGTATCGTCGTCATCGCCGGCCTTGTCGTCGCCGGCGGGAGTTTCCTTCACAGGCTCCGCGTCGTCGTCATCCGCCGCTTCGGGTTCGGGCAGCGACGGATCCCTGATGTCGAAGGAATCGTCTGCCGCCGGGGCGGGATCGTCGGGGAGAAACGTATCCATCACGTCTTCGAGTGCCATAAAACTCTGAACCTCCGTCGCGCGTTATTCGTTCTTGCTCCTGAATCCGAGGGCTTTGGCGAGTTTCCGCAGGTGTTTCTCCGAACGGATCACCGCATCCCCGGACTCCCGATCAAAATCGGTCGGTATTCCAAGCTCCGCCGCCTGCTTCTCCGCCTCCAGACACTGCGTGGGATCCACGCCCAGGGCCACCGACAGCTTCGGCCAGTTGCCCGGCGTGGCCCGGTGCCCGCGCTGATCGCCGGCAATGTCGTGGTAGAGGGTCCGCCCCTTGTGCCGCACCTTCCGCGGGTTCGTCCCGATCGGGAAAAACCGCGTGACCGACATGCTGCGATCCTTCGTGCTGTACGTGTACAGCGGCATGCCCTCATCCCTTCTTTTCGTCGTCGTCATACGCCTTTTTCACGAGCGCCTGCAGCTCCTCGCGCTCCCACTTCACCCGCTCCGATTCCCGCTGCTCCATCCGCTCTTCGCGCTTCGAGTCGCGCCAAACGAACCAGAGCACCAGGGCCACCAGCGGGCCGTACTTGGCCACCACGCCACCGATGTTCATGGGGTCATCGAGGGCAGGCGTTACCTGCGCGACGAAACTCACTCCGCAGGCGATCGCAGCAAGGGCCGCGTCGATAACTCGCATCATCGGAAGGCTCCTGAACTCACCCCGTGGATCGTCCAATGGTCGCTTCCTCCGCCGGCTGCGACCGCCCGCCCATCAGGTCTTGCACCAGCGCCGCCGACTTTTGACGCTGGATTGCTCCGGGCCTGTTTACACGCACGTTGGTCCGGGTCGTCACCGGAGAGCGGGGAGCCGATTCGGCCTCCCCTTGCGGTGGCGCCGGTTCGTCCGTGATCCGCAGAACGTGACGCAGCGGATCCAGGTTGGAGAGCTCGCAGATCGTCTGCATGAAGGCGTCGGGATCGAACACGACGCGGCTGCCCGCCTGCTGCATGAGCGGCATCGACGGCAGGACAACCTGCGTGACAATCTGCAGCAGCTTCTGGAGCTGTTGGGCGGGCGTTTCGTACTGCATCGAATACGGGTGGACGGTGATGTCGTAATCCGAGAGCTGGCCCCTGCGCTGTGCGGCAGTGAAGCGGTACCGGGCCGTAATCTCGGGGAGCTTGTTCGAGGAGAAGAAGATCTCCTCATCCAGCAACGGATCGTTCCACGTGTATTCGGCAACCACCCGGGCAATGTCCGTGTCGAATTCCACCACCCGGTTGTGCATCTCTTGAATCTGCTTCGACGCGTTCGAGTTGACCAGTTCGTCCTGCGTGGCCGTGGGGGCGTTCGCGGACAAACCTCCAAGGGTATCCAGATTCCCGTTCAGGTAGGTAAAGAATTCCTTCGCCTGAATCATGAAAGCGAAGGTCCGCTGATCGATGCCGCCCAGCTCGAACTCCCGGGCGCTCTGCGGATTGTCGGACCGGATCGCGGATCCGTGCCGCGCTTCCACCAGTCGCTCCGCGTCTTCCTGCGCAACGCCGGAGGCCAGAAGGATCTTCTTGTAGGCCCGCGCATCCTCCATACACCGGATGAACAGGTAATTGGCGAACTCATGGAGCGGGAGCCAGATGGACGCCGGAGACATCGGGACAAGCTGCCCCGGCACCTCCGAGAAGGAGAGCATCCGGAAAGGACCGCCCTCCGGCCCTTCCCATTCGTCTTCGTGCAAGACTTCCCCGTCGAGGTCGCCGGCCATGGTCATGACCGTCCCGCGATCGGGCAGGAAGAACTCCCAGAGCTCCACCATCTCTTCGTAGTGCTCCAGGCCCGTCTTGCCGCGGCTGATCGTCGCGGTGCGCAGCTGCCCGCTCTCGTTGCGGGTGAATTCGTCGCCTTCCTGCGGCTTTACCTTGTCGCGCTTTTTCTTGAAGCGCGAGTCTTCCCGGAACTCCTCATAGGGCATCAGGTAGCGATTGCCGTAGAAGCAGACTTGGCTCCACTTCCGAGCGCCCATGTCCAGGACGAAATCATCGAGATCCACCGTGTCCGCGTAGGGTTCGGTGGTGCGCTTCCAATCCCGGCCGATCAGGACGGCGCCCCCGACCTTCTCCCCGATCTTCACGATCCCGAAGGGGCCATACAGCGCCTCCAGCACGGCCTGCCGGAACGTGTTGCCGATCTTCATCTGGTGGAAGCGCTTGTTGAGAACCTTCTGGAAACTCGTTGCCACGGACCGAAGATCGCGGTTCGGCGTCGAGCACAGCACCTGCGGCGCCCGCGCGGCGAACTGCTGCACGTAGATCGACGTGGCCAGCTTCATCAGGTTGATCGGGGAATCGACCGACGAACCCTGCCGGTTGTACCGGGCGCCGACAAGCTGCCGGACAGCGCTCTGGCGGTGCCGGCAGAAGTCTTCCATCGCCTTGCGCGAGGACTCCACCGCGGACCGGAACCGCTTCAGCTTTGCGCCGCTCATCGCCATCGGTGCCCCCCCATCCGGCGCCGGCGCCGCTCCAGCCACAGCCAGACCCCGCAAAAGGCGAACGCCAGGAAGGCCAAAACCGACACCAGCGCCCCAAGCGTCATGTCGCCGTAGGTGCGTTCGGACTTTTCGAATCGCGTGCTCTTGAGCCCGACCACTTCCGTTTTGACCTGCGTCTGCATTTCGCGGACGCCCGTGACGTCCACCTGCAGGAGGGTGAGGAGATTGGCAACGGCTTGCAGCTTGTTCAGGATCTGGGCCGCGTCGGCAAACAGCACCGATCCGGTCCCATTTGCCGGCTGGCTCGTTGGCTGCGTGGTCACGACGGGGAGGGTCTGCTGGACGCGGGATTCCGACGTACCGATGCGCCCGGGGTTGTTGGCCGCGCACCCTGCGCATAAGAGCAGCAGCGGGAGCAAAGCCCCCGCCACTGCCCGCGCGACGAGTGATCGGACCGGATTGCCCACTGACGCGTTCATGTCGTCCTGCACCTCAGAAGGGGTGATTCGAGAGAGGAGAGGAAGCGAAAGAGGGGGCGAGCGGTTCGCTGGCCCGCCCCCTCTCTGCAGGACGCACTGTGTCACGGAGACATCGGAGGCGGGTTGGCGCGATCCCCTACAGGACGCGTGTCCGTAGTGGCCTGCCCCTGATCTGCCTGCGCGTGCAGCATCAGTCCGCCGGAAACGCCCTTGGCGTAGAGTTTGCCCTGATAGACGACCCCGGTACCGAAGATCCCGAAGCCCTCAAATACCCATCCGGGCTCGACCCCCTGCAGATTGCCCTGCATCGAGGAGGTGCGAGTGGACGTCTCGGCCAGGGCCTTGCCCACGTACTGATTCGCAATGTCGAAGCCCTTGTTGGCCGTCCGCTCGATCGGCTCCGTGTTGGGCTGGCACCCGGCACAGAGAACCAGGAAGGCACAAAGGCTGAGGGTGAGGAAGAAAAGGGTGTCGCGCATCGTGCGTTCTCCTTGAGAAAGGGTGTGACTGACGATCTTCGCCAGTTACTCGACACCCTCACCCCTACGGAGAACGCGGGGGATTTGTCAACGCAATTCGGTGCGGCGTATACGCTTCAGCGCAAGGCGGGGGATGCTCCGTTGCGCGCAAGCCCTTCCCATAGCGCGCGTTTCCCAAAAAAACAGTGGAGAAAGGGTGTTGAAAAGGTGGAGAATTGGTGCGCGCACCGTTTATCTGCTGATTCCATCAGGACTTCAGCGTTGCCGTTTCCGTACGGTGCACCCCGGAATCACGCCAAAATCACGAAAAAAGCACACTTGGCGCACACGGGCGACACTCCAGGCGCGCTGACACAATCCCCGTTTTCCTTCGGAAATTGTGAATTGTGTCAACTGTCAGCGCGTCAGCAGATCGGTGAGCGCGGGAATATTGACCTGCAGGTAGGACTGTCGGGCCACCCTGCGCAGCCGGGCCACGACCGGGGTCAGGATCTCGCCCATCATCCACACCTGCTCATCCGGGGTCATGTCTTTCCAGAGCATGGCCGGATCGATCGTCCGCCGGCTCTGCACGTACCGCATCCGCCGGCTGCCCCGCTGCGTCCACAGCGGCGTGTGCCACACCACCACCAGCCGGCCCTTCTCCTCCCAGATCCGGAACCCCGTTCCGATCGGGAATTCCAGCAGTAAGTCATGCAGCAGACTCACTTTCCAGGCGGGGACGACCCTTTTTTTCCGTGCAGGGGCTTTCCGTCGTGCATCCATTGACCGATCTCCAACGATGCCTGATGTTCGTCCACACACACCCAGATTGCACCGGGCAGCCGGGCCGGCGCCGGCGTCAGGTACCCCGACCGCCGCATTTCACGGAGGACTTTCCCGCGGCAGTGCGAACAGAACCGCTCCCCCTTCGGGGCCTTCTTGTCTCCGCACCGCTCGCATCGCTTCCATACGATGCCGGGCTTTTTACGCCGCATCCTGCTGTACCCACGGCCTTTCCGCGCGGGAGCGCCGAATCTCTTGCCTGCGGTTGCGTCGTGCAGCGTAGCAGGCTTCCGGGTTGGCTTCGTTGGTCGTCGTCGGGGCAACTCTCCGCGCAACCACGTAACACGCCAGGGCGTCAGCGATCACGAGATCGCCGTGGCTCTCGCCCTTCTTGGTGGGGTCATCGGAATCACGTGCCTTGACATGCTCAACCTTATCACCAGGACTGGCGATATATTGCTTGCACTCTTCCAATGCGTCGATGGAGTAGTTCGTGTACTTACGTTCCGCGAGCTGCATGCGGTAATGCCCAAGCAGTTGCCGCTTGTTCTCCGGGCTGCTGAACCACCCGGGCGCCGTCGTCGGCGTGCCGGCAATCTCGCGGACGTTGGTCCGGTAATAGAAGTGGCGGTATCCGGACATGATCACCGCCACCCGGAACACGCTCCCGAGCCCGTTGTCCTCCCAGATCAGGAAGGCCCCTTCGTCCGGATCCGCGCCCCGGAACCACTTGCAGATCGCCACCGCCATCCGGCCGAACTCCTCCGGCAGCACCTGATTGCTGCAGAACTCGGCCACCTTCTCCCCCGTCGTGCGATCGACCACCACCAGGGTGGAATTACTCGCCCCGGCGCCCGTGCCGATATCGGCCGCGGCCACGAAGAGCCGGTCTGCCGGCATCCGGCCGGCGTCATCCGGTGTGATCCACAGCTTCAGCGGACCCCCAGGCTCCACGTGGAACCGCGTCGGAGTGGCCTTCTCGCGGTCGAAAACCAGCCGTCCCTGCTGGACAGGCTCCCGCCCCATGGTCGAAATCAGCTCATCGATCATCGGGACTTCGAAGAAGTTGTACTGCGACGAGATGTAATCGATATCCAGCTCCTGCGCCACCTCCCGCGCATTCGCCCGCCGGCGGCACTCCCGGTCGTACCAGGGGCTCCGGGGCCGGCCCGTCTGATCGATCCACAGCCCCTTCGCCTTGTCGGGGTGCAGCGTCCAGTGCATCCGGAGCCGTACCACCCCGCCCCCGTGCACGACCTTGTAAAACGCGTTGCCCGTGCCCAGCGGCGTGCTCGTGAAGATGCGGCAGTTCGTCGCGTCCGCCGTCGCGGCCAGGACGCGGGCGCCGTCGGCCACCGCCGCGAATTCGTCCAGGAGGATCGCCGTGTTCCTCGACCCGCGGCCGGACTCCCCCGTCGTGGACTCGCCTTCAATCGAGCTCCCGGTATGCGGGTTGTCACAGTGCAGGCTCGATCGCCCGAACGTCACTTTCATCCAGATCGGCAGGGCCTTCAGCAGGATATCGAGCTTCCCAAACAGGGACTTCGGATCCCGCGTCTTGTCCACGTACTCCTCTTTCCGGCTGATCATCAGGAACGATCGGTGCCACCGAAACAGCAGGTACCAGCCGAAAACCGCCACCACAATCCACGACGCCCCCATGTCGCGCGACTTTTCCAGCGCGACGTCCCGCCCATCCTCGATACACTCGATCAGCTCACAGATTGCCTTGTCCTGATAGTCGTAGGTGATGAAGGGAATGATCGAAGAGACAGACGAGGCGAGCTGTTTGCTCATCCGCTGCTTTTTCGGCCGCGGATCGAACGTCCAGCCGAACACATTCAGGAAGTACAGGGGGTCACGCGAACAGCGAATCCAGATCTCCCTCGCCACTTCCCGGTTGTTCTTCCCCAGCTCCAGGACTCTCCGGCGGTATCGCGCATTCCCCGCCAGACTCTTCGGGACCAGATGGTAAAACGGGCAGACTTTCCGGATCTCCTCCGGCGTCCAGCGCTTCAAGGGCTCGTAACTGGCTACGTCCATCATCCGTGAACTCCCCGCCTTCCATCGACGCCTTCGACGGAATCATTTTAATGAACGGACCCCGGTAAAAGTCATTCGGACACGCCTGCGCCGCCCGCAAATGAGCCACCGCCCCCGCCGAGGGCACCGTCTGAGGGTCAATCATCCAGACTTCGACCCCCATGTTCTCATAAATCCACTCCAGGCGGGCCGGAACCGAAGCCACCTTCCCCAAACCGGCCTCCAGCAGCAGATCCCACATCAAATCTTCGTCGTTTTTCGGCTTCCCGTCCGCATTCTGCTCCGGCAGAAGCTCTGCCCCACCCGATCCGAACAGAATTTCGAGGTATTTCGCGTCAATTTCCCCGCGTGCCGCCGCCACCCCCACTCCCCGAGCCCGCGCAATCGTCAGCTCCCGCTGGTAATCCTCCCACAACGCGAGCTGAACGAGCTGCCGGCGAAAATCCACGCGTCTTAACCGCTTCTTCCCGCCCGTAGAGCCCTCTTCCTTCGGCTGTGTTCTTTTGGACATGTATGTCGCCCGTGTTCGTGACGTACACAAAGGGCTGAATCTCGATCATCCGGCACGGATGGAGCCTGTCCAGTGCCGCCAGCTTCATGATCTCCGCACTTTCGTCCGCACTCAAGGGCATCGTGATCAGGCTGTAGACGTGCCGGATCAAATGCAGCCACCATTCCCGCCCCCAGGGCGCCTCTTTCGACGCGTCCTCCACCCTCCCGATCTGCCACCGAGCCCCCGGGTGATCGTACCGACGCCATTCCGACGTGTGGTAGCCCACCGAGCCCGTCGTCTTCCCGTAATCCATCGGCAGCATCGAGACTAAAGGCTGGGATACCTGCAGCACGAACTGCCGAAAATCGTCCATCCAGGTCAGAATCATTTCGTCCATCTGCAGGCCCGGGTTCCACACCCACACCCCGCCCCCATACAGCCGCGGCCAAGCCGTACCCGCCAGCGTGGCCCGCGTCTCCGCGGCCAGCCGTGCCAGCTCCGCCTTCGCCGCGTCAATCAGCCACTTTCGACACCCGACCAGCGCCGCCTTCCGCTGCAGGATCGACGCCACCATCTGCCTGACGCGAAAGTCCATCGCAGCGCAAACGTACCGCTTCAGCTCATCCCCGCTCGTATCTCTCGCCAGAGACAGGTGCGACAGCAAATGAACCTCCGTGAGCATCTCCCAACGAATTGACACAACCGACGTGTAAGGCGCCTTCCCCATCCCCGCCGTCTGCCTCTCGTAACGCAGAGCCCATTCCCCCAGGTCCGCCGGCGGAACCCCACACCGCAGCAGATGCTCGCGGAACTCCGCCTGCATGACGTCCTGAATCGCCCGCTCCAACTGCTGATCAAACGTTACCATCGTCCCTCACACGCTCCCTTCAGAAGTCAGAACGGCGCCGACTCCGCAACCTTCTCTCCCCCCTTCATCGCGTCATACTCCTCATACCGTACCCCCGCCGATATCATCATCTTCGCCTTCGCCGCCTCTTCCTTCACCCGCTGCGACAGCCATCGTAGAAAAGCCCCCGGCACAGGATTGTCCACCGGAACCCCAGGAACCTTCCGCCGAGGAACGAACGACTGCTTCACGTTGATCCGCCAGCAATCCCCCGTCCCTTCCGCAATCATGATCGTGTACAGGATCACCAGCATCTTCCGACGACGAAGACGCCCCGCCCGAGTCATCTCCGCAGGAAACGAAATCCGATACCCATCATCCCACTGAACCACCGCCTGTAACCCCAAACGCCAATCACCAGCCGCCTCCAGCAACGAAACAAACGACGAAACAAACGACGACCCCAACCCCTTCCCCGCCGAACTCTCAAACCCCTTCCCCGCCGAACTCTCATACTTCAGCGGCTCAATCAACTCACGAAGCACCTGCTGACGCGCAGCCTCCAGACGATCATTTGCCGAAACAGAGTGCGCCGTGGGTACATGCTTTTTCAACGTCCTCATACGATGAACACCATCCCGTCCCGCTCAAATGTATCCCCAGACGTCATCAGCATCCGAACCGTCGCAACCTCAATACGCAACGCCTCACTCATGAACAGCAGAAACTTCTCCGAGAGCAAAAACAGATCGTTCCCGTCCCGACCCGCCGGCAACGTCAACCGCCGACGCGTCACCACCAGCGGATGGTACACCCGCGCACACACCCGACGCTGAGCACCGTCCGATCCCAAAAACCGCAACCCAAATAACAACGGAACCCGAAAGGTGTGTGATTTAGTGGTAAAACGATATTCGCCACCCGAAGAGGCAAGAACCATCCGCAGCCGATGCCGACGAAATCCAACCGCACGCCTACGCCAATCCCCCCACTCCACACTCGTCATCTTCGCCAACTCCACCGATATACTCGGCAACTCGAAATTCCGCGTCCATCCCAACACCCCACCAATCACCGCCCGAGCCTCATGAACCCACAGCCCCGCTTCATGCCGAATCCGCTTCTCAATCATCGATCCATATGCCATAGTCAGTAACATACCACGAATGTATATGAAAGCAAGTCCAAATATAGATCAAAAACGTGGGCGGGGGGGGAGATAACTGAGGCGGGGGGAGGGGGGGGTGGGTGGGGGTCTGGTTCAACTTTTCCGGGGTGCCCCCCTGTGGATAACTGCTTTCAAGGCAACACTTTCCGCTTCCTTCTGAGCCGTCCAATCCGCCGCCCGATCGGCCGCAATACCGCGTTTCCGAGGGTGCCAGAGCCGTCAATATCCCACCGCACATTGACAGGCATCGACTCCGCACGCCCAGGAGGCCGGGCGGCGCACGCCCCGACACGCCGCAACTGGCTGCAGAATGCGGAGTTGCGACCGGAAACCGCTTGCTGATTGGCCCGACGATCGGAGGCTGTATTACGTTGTATGACGCCGAAACATACCGCCCGGTCTGTTTTCGCTCTGCCGGCTGTACCATTTCTCAATTCATTGTTGCGTGAAGGCGTGAAGGCGTTGACCTATCGGCGGAGTGCTCCGAACATAGCGCCCAGGCGGCGCGG